GGAGAAGTCCAGCCGCGGAGGAAGTACTTGGCGCTGTAGGGCTGGGACTTGGCGGCTTGCCAGGCGCGGGCGGCGTGGTCGACGAGGGCGGGTGCGCCGGCGCGTCGTACGGCGTCGCGGAGTTCGAGCCATTCGGCGGCGCTGAAGCTCCAGGCGACGCGCATGCCGCGGGCTTCCATCGCTTCGATGAGCGGCTGGACTTCTCCTCTTCCGGAGACCTCGACCGTGGTGGTGCTGCTGGTTTCGGAGGGGGGAGGGGGAGGAGGTACTTCCGTAGGAAGTACCTGGTAAGGCATGGATGTGGCATGGGCAGGCGCAGCACCTTCAGCGGGCGTGCGGTGTGACAGACCTTCCTGACCTGCGATGCCATCCGAAAACAGGGGGTCTTTTCGAGGACGATTCGGATAGTTTTCGTCTCCGAATCGCTCCCGATTCGAGGACGATTCGTCGGCGGATCGGGAGCCCTTTCGGCTGGCGCGGCTCTTCGCGGCCCGCTCGGCGGCGCCCTTCTTGTTCGCCTCGTGCTGGGTCCGGGTGACGTTCCGGCCGCCCTCGAAGAAGTCGTGGACCACGAAGTCACCCGGGTTCGGCTGCGGGCATCGGGGGCAGTCGTGGCCGGCGGGGTGCCACAGTCCGACCTTGACGAGCTTCCGGGCTTGGGGCTCGGTGCCGTACAGGGTGGCGATGGCGCCGGGCACGATGCCTTCGGTGAGGTGCTGGGCCGAGTAGGCCCCGCAGCGCAGCCACAGACCGAGTGCGGCGTTCCCGGCAGCCATGAACTTGGGGTGGCTGTGGGACGCGTCGTCGATCTTGAACCAGGGCATGTGTGGCTTCTCTCTTCGGTAGGTCGCCCGGGGCGGGGGGTGTGCGGGCACCCCCCGCCCCGGGGCCGTGCGGGTGGGTCGGGGGCTACTTCGGGGTGGGCATCGCGGAGTTCGGCGGGTGCACCAGCCGGTCCAGCGAGCGGCCCTCACGCACCGCGTTCCAGGTGCGGATCAGGTAGGCCATGTAGCGGCTCTCCGGCATCTGCACGCTGTCGAGGCGCTCCGATGTGACCCGGGCCCGCAGAGCGAGGATCGGGTGCCCGACGGAGAGTTCCGCGCCGTCACCGACCCGCTGGAAGAACCACGTCGTCTCGTCGAGGTCGATCCGCGAGAACAGGTGGTGCGCGACACCGAGGACGGACTGCGGGATGTGCGGGAACGCCTGGCGGGTACGCACCGCGATCTCGGTGGAGCGGCGCAGCTCCGGCCGCTCCGCGAGCAGCTGCGCGCACTCCTTGTTGGTGGCCGCGTAGTTCCCGGAGAAGCGGGTGTCGCCGTTGTCCCACGCCCACACGCGGCGCAGAACGGACGCCAGCACCGCGGCGTTCGTTTCCCCGCGCAGGCCCATGACGTCGGCGGTGGTGCGCTTGCGGCCGGTGTCCATCGTCTCCTGCGCCTCGGCGGGCAGTCCGACTACGACGAGCATCTGCACCGTGGTGTCGGCGTCGATGACCGCGCGGAGCCGGTGCTGCCCGTCGAGGACGGTGCCGTCCTTGGCGAACTTGATGGCCTCGCCGTTCAGGTTCCAGTGGCCGGCGGCCATGTCGCGGGCGTAGTCGGTGACGGCGCGCTTGCGGAGGCGGCGGTTGTGGGTGTTGGAGCGGAGCCAGACGCGGGCGAGTTCGGGGGTGACGTCGATGACGACGGCGGTCGTCTCGTCGGTGTCGGGGAGGCCGGGTAGGGTCTGAATGTTCACGGGTTTTGTCCTTCGTGGGTGGTCGGGGCGGCGGTGCCGGGCAGGGCGCCGCCGTTCTGTCGTGTGGTGGTGTGGTCGCCCGCGGCCTGGGCGGCGCGGTAGCGGTAGATAGCGCCGGGTCCCGGAGCCGGCCGCCGACCGCCCTTGACGGCCCACGGGCTGTGGGCGTCGCACTTCCAGCCGGTGACGTAGAAGCGGACTTCTCCGTCGTGGCCGTCGTTGGGCACGTCGCACGGCTCCGGAACCCGGCCAGTCACGTCGAGGGCCCGAAGATCGCGGCGAACGCCACGTCGGCCCGCTTGTTGGCCTCCCGCATCGGCCGGTCCGCGAAGTGCGCCCCGGCGACACAGCCCGGCATCTCGCAGGTCCGGGTCAGCCGCCCCTCCGGGTCGCGGCCGTGGTGCAGCCGGAACGCGATCCGCGGGGCAGGGATGCGCGCGGGCCCGTGGCACACAGCCGGCAGCGCGCCGTCGGTGTACCCGGTCCACTGCACGTGCCCGTCCGTGCCCGGCACGGTGTGGGCGCGGAACGCGTCCTCCGGGGAGGCGTACGTCAGCCCGCGTCCCCGGGGCCGTGCCGGCAGGCCGAGCGCCCGATGGACGCCGCGCACGGTCTCGCGGCTGACGCCGAGCTGCTGGACGATCTGGGTGTGGGGGACGTCCTCACGAAGCCGCGCTTCGATGCGGCGCCGTGTGGCCGCGCGGGTGCGGCGCCGGGCCTCCTGCTCGTCCAGCGGTACGGCCTTCCGGTCGCGCTTGCATGCCTCGCAGTACGCGGTGCCGTCCGGCTCCAGGCGGCCGTGCTGGCTCTGGTCGTGGCCGTGCGGGCAGGTGTCCGACCGGGAGCCGAGCCCGCGTTCACGGCGCAGCTCCTGCCGCTTGGACTGGCGGCCGGCCTCGTCGTCCACGTGCTCGGGGGCGACGCAGTGCTGACGGCCGCAGTCGGCGATGACGTAGCCGACGGCGTCCCGGCCGTGACGGATGCTGAAGGCGACCGCAGCGGGGCTGTAGGACTTCTCCTTGTAGCGGAGCACCGGTGTGCCGGAGGCGCTGGCGTGCTCGCCGGTCCACTCCAGGTGCCCGCCGTCGGCCGGCCGGGTGTGGCTGGCCCACTTCTGTTCGAGGGTGCGGGTCTGCTCGGTGGGGACGTAGGCGGGGAGGCCGAGTTCGCGGCGGATGCGGGCCACGCGGTGCTTGTCGACGCGGAGTTCGCGGACGATGCGCTGGTTGCTGTGTCCGTCGCTGAGCATGGCGACGATGTCCGCGCGGGTGGCGTTCACGGGGCGGGGGCTCATCGGGGCACCGCTGTGGGCGTCTCGGTGCGGCACGTCCAGCAGGTGCGGGTGCCGTCAGCGAAGGCGTGCAGCGTGTCCCTGTGCTCGGCCGGGCAGTACGCGAGGTCGTTCACCCCGTGGACCGTGGGCCGCATCAGGTCCTCGAGCGTCACCGTCTCCTCGAGGACGCGCGGCCGCACGACGTAGCTGCGGGACAGCAGCGCACCGGCCGAGATGGCCAGCACGACGACCAGCGCACCCAGCGCGATGTTCCACTCGCTCATCGCGCACCTGCCTTCGGCTTCGGCGTCTCGAAGCCGGGCTGCCACGAGCTGCTGTCCGCGATGCCGCTGGAGGTGAGACCGACGGCGTCGTCCAGGCGCCGCTGGAGGCGGGCGTTGTCCCGCTCCAGGCGCCAGACGGTGGCCCGGTAGCGGACGCAGGCCCGCAGGAGCCGGAAGAGGCGCGTCTCCAGCTGCCCGACGTACTCGTTGTCGGCGAGGACCGCGCCCCGGGCGACTTCCAGGCGCTCGGACAGTGCGGTGTTCCGGCCGGCCGTGCGGATCGCGGAGCCCTTCCAGTCGGCGAGCTGCTCGCGGGTCGTGGCGAGGAGCCGCACGAGCCGCTCGTGCCGGGCTTGGAGGTCGCGGTGCTTGCTGCGGAGGACGAACATCAGTCCTCACCGCCATCGCGCAGAGAGATGGCGTACTCCATGCCGGACCAGTTGTCGACGCCCGCGGCCTCGAGCGCGGACAGCCACGCGTCCCGCTCCCGCAGTTCGGCCAACTCCCGCTGCATCTTGGCCACCGTGCCGTCGTCCGGCGCGTCCTCGGCCGGGCCCGGGGTGATGGCCGGCGGCATCGCAGCCCCGAGACGGCCCTCCCGCCACGCTTCGGCGATGGCGGCCTTCCCGACGTCCGGCACGGTCAGCCGCGTGTACGCGGCCCGCCCCTGCATCGCCACCCCGGGCACCTCGTGGATGACGCCCGTCTCCGGGTCCGCCCACTCGGCCGTCCCGGCGGCCGTGAGCGCGTCGAGGATCTTCTTTTGGAAGCCGGGCTTGACCTCGGTGACGAACCGGCGGGTGATCTCGCTGCCGTAGTTCTCGAGGACCCACGCGGTGAACGCGTCGGCGTCGGTGACGGCGGCGGCCGCCTTGGGCTGCACCAGGCTGACGGTGCCGATGTCGTGGCCTTCGTCGAGGCTGACGGCGATCTTCTGGGTGCCGGTCTCGGCCTTGGCCTCCTTGAGGCCGGCCTCCAGGTCGCGCTTGGCGGTCTTCAGCTGGTCGCCGATGGCGCCGTGCAGGGTGGTGAGGACCGCGACGGTGCGTGCGGTGTCCTTCAGGCTCATGTGCTACTCCTTGGGGTGGGGCCGCCCGCGATTCGCCCGTGGGCGGCCCCGAGTCGTGCGGTGGTGGTCAGGCGGCGTGGCCGGTGAGGATCGCGGTCATGCCGCGCAGGTCCCGGGCGGCGGCCTCGCTGATGGGGAGGCCGTAGGACCGCTCGAACTCCTCGTCGAGGTTGTCGAGTCCGGCCGCGGCGGCGGCGGCGCGGAGTTCCTCCTCGGCGGCCTGCGCGTCGGCCACGGGGTCGCCGGCGGTGGTGGGGGTCTCGATGACCTCGGCGTCCACCACCCCGTCGTCGCCCGGCTGGTCTCCGGCCGGGGCGGGCGTGGCGAGCTGCTGGCCCCGCGCGATCAGGTACGCCCCCAGCTCCAGCAACTCCCGGTCCGGGCTCTTCACCGCCTCGGTCAGGAGCCCCACACGCCGGGCGTCGCGGTAGATCTCCTTCACCGCGTCCGGGTGGGTGGCCTCGGTGGCGCTGTCGGCGAGGTCCTGAGCCTCCTGCGACCGGCCCTTCACGGCCGTGGTGCCCGGCTGCTCGGCGTCCGGGACCGGGGTGGCCCACGGGTCGCCCTCGCCCGGCTGCACCTTCCGCAGATGCCGCTCACCGGCCGCCGGGTTGTCCGCCTGCGCCATCTCCTCAGCCGTGTACACCCCGGCCAAGTCGTGCGGGAACGCCATACGCAGGGCGAGCGCCTCGGCGCACTTCGCCGTCATCGTCGCGGGCATCTTCACCCACAGGCCCGACGGCTCCCCGCCCTTCTTCGTCTGGACGTACTCCGAGTACCGGGCGACCGCCGAGAACCGCATCCCGTTCCGGATCACGACGACCTTCGCGGCGGCCGGCGGCTCCTCCGACAGCCACACGTCCTGCCACCGGCCGTCCTTCGCGCACCACAGGGTGTCCTCGTAGCCGAGCGCGTGCCCAGCCTCGGCCGCCGCCCGGTGGGCGATGACCCGGTACCCGTCGATGCTGGTCTGCGGGGTGTACACCTTCCGCTGCTGCCGGTTGTCCCACCGGCCGATGAGGTAGATCTGCCGGGAGAACGGGTCGAGGCGGGTGCGCTGGCACAGGTGGAGGAACGCGGACAGCTCGGCGGGGGCCACCTGGTTGTCGATGCCGGACTGCCGCAGGACGGCACCCTGCTGGGGGGTCCAGTCGGTCTGGTCGGCGCGGATGGCGAGCGCGCCACCCGTCTTGGTGAGTTCGGCGCTCACGGGCGCACGTCCTTCCGAGTGTTGAGGATGAAGTAGCGGTCGTTGTCCGGGCCGAGCTGCTGGAGGTGGCCGCGGCCGGCCAGCGTGAGCAGGTCCCGGCGGGCGGTCGTGCGGCACGGGATGTGGCCGTTCAGGCGCCGGAGTTCCTGCACGCGGCCGGACGTCCACCGGCCGCCCCAGGTGCGGATGGTGTCGAGGAGCTGGGCGAGGCGGGCCTCGCGGCTGGACGTGGTGGTCTTCATCGGGTGGCCTCCCCGATCTGGAGGTGCCAGGAGGCGAGGAGCAGCCACGCGGCGAGCTGGAGCCGGGCCTTCTGGACGGCCTGCTCGGCGGCGGTCACGGCCGGGGTCGTGTCGACGTGCGGCAGGTGCAGGTCCCGGTTGGCGGCGAAGGCGACGGCGGCGAGGAGCGGCAGGGTGCCGGCGCCGATGGCGAAGGCGGTGAGCCACTCGGGGGTGGTCGCGGCGTTCACTCGTCACCGTCCGGGTCGTACTTGGCGGCGATCTCCAGCGCGGTGACGACGTAGCCCGTGGGGCGGGCGAAGTGAGGGCCGACGTGCTCGATCAGCTCCTGCTCCCCGTCCTCCGGCTGGTCGACGGCGTCCTCGCCCTCGCGCCACGACAGCTTCAGATCAGCGATTCCGCTGCTCGTGTACTCGCGGCGGACGAGGGTCTCGCAGTGCTCCCGGGCGGCGGCGGCCGTGGTGTACAGACCCATCACGATCGAGTCGTGCGACGCCCGGTAGACGGTGCCCTGCGCGGCCTCCAGCTCGGCGACGCGGTCCTGAGCCGTACGGAGCAGCCCGTCCAGCGTCTCCGCCCGCGACCGCTGCGCCTCGAACGCCGACCGGTAGTGCGCCGACTCGGCGGCCGTCTCCGGGGACTGGAGCAGCTGCGCCGACTCCAACGCCAGCGCGATACCCGCAGCCGTCCGGTTCTGCGTCAACGCCCGCAGGATCACGTCCGCCGCGCTGTTCACCAGCTTCGTGTTCATGCGGACACCTCGTTCGCGTCCGCCGCGCCCTCGAGCACCGCCACCGCCGACTCCGTAGTCCGGCCCCGGACGTCACCCCAGTTCGCGACGTGCCCCTCCAGGTGGTGCGGCTCGTCGTTCCACGCGGGCTCGCCGTCCACCTCCAGACGACCGGCCAGCACCTTCACCGCCAGCTCGGACAGCTCCGTCTCGCGGTGCGGGTTGTCGCCGTGCGGGGACGCCACGCACCGGATCGCCGCCACGATCGACAGCGGACGCGACGCGTGCACCGACGTGGTGTAACGGTCGAACGGGTCGGGGCAGTAGTCGCCCTGGTGGTGGCCGTTCTTCGCGAGCAGCCGGGCCGCCGCGCGGAACACCGCGGGGACGGTCGTCGGCCGCGCCTGCGGCGACTCATGCAGCGGGAAAACCCTCCGGCTGCTCTGCAACAATGTGCCCATCGGGGCCTCTCTTTCTCTGGTTGGTAGGGGCGCCGTTCGAGGGGTCACCAGGCCGGCAAGTCGGGTGGCCCTTCGGCGCTTCATGAGGTGGGGGTCAGGCGGCGGGCGCGGCGGCCGGCTTGCGGGACTTCGCCCGGCGCGCGGCAGCGGACTTCAGCGCCATCGCCGAGAAGTGCGCCTTCCGCAGGTGCTCGGCCGTCTTCGCGATCTGCTCGTCCGTCGCGTTCGGGTGCTTCTCGCGGGCCTGCTTCTCAAAGCGGTCGTTCGCCGCGGCTCGCGCCTTCGCCGTCCGGGAGGCGGGGTCGAGTGTGTTCGCCCACGAGGTGTGCACGGCGATGCGAGCCCGGAGCGAGCGCTCCTCGGGGTTCAGGTCCGTCGGCACGGGTTGTCTCCTTGCCTGTGAGTGAGTCGGTGTCCATGTCCATGGACATGGACACGGGGTGGAAAAGAGCGCGTGGGGGAAGGTGGTAGGCGTCTGCCACCCTCCGCGCCTCGTCGCCGTTGACCGTTGGCCGGTCCTCGTCCACGAGGGCCTGCACCTTGCTCTTGCTGAGCCCTATGGCGGCGGCGAGTTCGCGGACGCTCGCCGGTTCGTCGTCGCGGTGGTCGTCGAGCAGCCTCCGCAGCAGGTCACCGGCATGCAGTCGGTATCTGTCGCCCACGGTTCTCCGTTCGTGTCCACGTTTCTGGACACGAGAAGCATCGCACTTAGTACAGCGCTTGTCCAGTTTTCTGGACAGGGAGATGTCCACGCAGACGGTAAGGAGTTCGCCAAACACGGCAGGCCCGGTGGCTACATACGTCCGGGGACGTGGACAATGGTGTCCACGGTTCAGGGTTGCCTAACTACCTCGAAACCTGCGACTTTGCCTTTGAGGTAACAGTGGCAGCGTGGACACTTAAGGGGAGAGACGCGGATGCCGGAGCAGGACGACGCGCTGACACGCCTCGTGCAAGAGCACGTGGGCCGGGGCAAGCGCCTCACGTTCCGGGCCTTCGAGGAACAGGCCGTCGACCCCCGCACCGGCCGGCGCATCAGCAAGTCCACCGCCGAGAACGTGGCCAAGGGGCACCAGATCAAGGTCACCCCGGAAGTGCTGCGCGCCATCGCCGCCGGCATCGGCGAGGACCTCACCCGAGTCCGCCGGGCCGCCATCCGTCAGTACATCGGCATCGAGGTGTCCGAGCTCGACGCCGACCCCGGCGATGACGACACCGTGATCCGCGTAGCCCATCAAGTCGGCGCGAGCCGTGCCGAGTTGGAGCAGGCGCGGCGGTCGCTCGACAGCGCCAGCGAGGACTGACCGCGCGAACCACTGTTCGAGCTGCTGTTTTCTTACTGACTCTGGGTTTAACTTCACCCCGTCGGGTGACTCGCTGATGCGTGCTGCTACGCGTACAGTGATCGAACCTCGTGCAGGTCGAACGTACGTGCGACTACCCATGTCTTCGCACGGCCGTGGAATAGGGGGTCGCGTGGCAGTACCAGAAGTCGTCGTCTACGCAGACGACCTTGGCGGCAGAGCGCCCGTCGCGCTCAAGGACAGCCTCAAGGAGTTCCGGCTCGCCATAGATTTCTCCCACCCACCGGAGAAGATCGTCGCCAGCCTCGCCGAAGTACTCCAAGAGAGCGTCGACACTCGACGGTGGGTACGGCGCACCACGCACGGAACAGGGGAGGCAGGAGCCTAGCGCCCGCCCCTCCCTCACACGCACAAGGCAGTCACCTGGGGCTGAGGTCCCGGTGATGCTGGCGCACCCCGCCCCGCCGGCGGAGGCACCCCGCGACAGCATCTTCCGGGACCGCCCCGCCCTACAGCCGGTCGCCCGGGCTCAACCGCCGATGCTGCTCCCGCGCCCGCTCCGCACCGGCCGACCGTGCGTACCGGTCCACCATGCTGCGCGACTTCCAGCCCGTGATCCGCATCAGGTCCGTCTCGTTCCCCCCGGCCGTCAGCCACATGTGACTGAAGGTGTGCCGGAACTGGTGCGGGTGGATACGGCCGAGACCGGCCTCCTGCGACCGGCGCGCCAGCAGCTTGCCCGCCCCCGAGACGGTCAGCGGCTTCCGCGTCTTCTGCCCGATCCACAGGGCGTCCAGCCGCCTCCCGTCCGGGTGCCGGGCCCGCGCCCGCAGGTACCGGTCCAGCGCCTGAGCCGTCTTCGTGCCGAACGGCACCGCCCGGCCCCGCGCCGCCCGCCCGCCGCCGGCCTTCCCCATCACGTGCATCACCTGCATGTCGAGGTCGACGTCTTCCACCGTGCGGTTCACCGCTTCGGACAGGCGGACGCCGGAGTCCAGCCAGAGCAGGATCAGTGCGCGGTCCCGCAGCTCGGGGAAGCCGCGGCCGGTGACGGTCTTGAGGAGCTGCTGGAGCTGGTCGGTGGAGAGGATCGGCACTTCCGGGTCCTCGGTCTGCGGAGCGGACAGCCCTTCCGCGGGGGACCGGTCAATCTCCTCTTCGATCACCAGCCACTTCAGCCACTGCTGGACACCGAGGAAACGGGAGCGCGCCGAGGAGGCGGAGGTGCGGGCGATCTCGTGGACGGTGAACGCCTGGACGTGGGCCTTGCTGATGTCGACGACGTCGTCCACCGGGTCGACGGGCTGGATGCCGCTGTCCTTGGGAGGTGCGGGGGGATCAATGAGATAGTCGGCGAAGAGGTTTGCGGAGCGGAGGTAGGAGCGGATGGTCTCAGCGCTCTTGTTGTTGGAGCGGAGGGACAGTTCCCACGAGCGGATGAGCGTGGTGAACAGGCGTCGGTTGTCTCCCATGACTCCCGGAACTTATCCGCCCTATGAGCGCTGTACAAGGCTCCGGGGAAAGTCTGTAGGGTCGAAACAGCAGGTCACACCACTGATTGGGGAATCGCCGTGCGGCCGGTAGGGAGCAACTATCACGCTCCGAGCGCTGTACTAACCCGCGTTTGACCTGCTGGGCTCTGAGCGCGTTTATCGGAGTTACCTGCCCCATCTCCACCCCGGCGCACAAGGCTCTGACCAGGGCGCCGATTGTCGGAACCCGCCAGCCGCCCATCCTGGGGACATGAGACTGCCCCGACCCGGTGAAGGGCCGGGGCAGTCCGCCGGCGCGTGGTCCCGCCATCCGAGCGGGTGACCTCGTGCAGAGAGCCGCCACGGCCGGCGTCAGTGAGGGGGGTGCGACGCATCGATACCCACCAGCCCTGCAAGATCAAACGATGTAGGCCAACTCCTACAGACAATGGGATCATGAACCCGCGAACGTGGGCGGGTGCCATCTGTCTCGCCCCCACCCGACTGGGTTCTCGCTGAGCGGCAGGCAGTAGGCGAACGCATCCGCGCCGCGAGGCTCCGGGCCGGACTCACACAGGAGACCGTGGCCTTAGCTGCCGAGACCGACCGCCCCTCCGTCGTACGGATCGAGCGCGGCCAGCAGTCCCCCACCCTCGACACCCTGATCCGTCTCGCTCGGGCGATCGGCGTGTCCCTCGCTGAACTGGTGGGGTGAGCGGCCGCCCCAGGCTGCTAACCGGGCGGCCGCTCTTCCCTTCGCCGGACAGGTGGCAGCGAAGGGAGCTGGTGGGTGCGGACCGCCCTGTACTGCTCCGCCATCGGGCGGCCCGCGTCCTGGCTCCGGCCTTAAGGCAGGCGCGGCGTGCCAGGTTCTTGGTGAGCGGCCCGTCCCCGACGGGGTACGGGGGCGGGCCGCTCGGTCCCGCGCTCGGTGCGATCGGCGGATTGCACACCGGGCGCGGGAGTCAGTGGGTGCAGCGGCGGATCATCACGTTGCAGTCAGAGACGCGCGTGAGGTCGCCGGCCTTCCGGGCTATGTCCCGGCGGCAGGCCCAGCCGCGGCAGTTGGTGCAGCCGGGGGCCGGCTCCGGCTCGAGCAGCGGCTCGCCCAGGGCGGGCGCGGCCTCCATCGTCGTCACCGGCTCGGTCACAGCCCGCCCTGCCTCATGATCCGCTGCGCGGCGACGGCGGTCGGGCACGACGGGTCCGTCCGGCACACGTCGCAGGCGGGGCAGTGCTCCCACAGCAGCCGGTACGCCGCCCGCGCGGCGCACACCCAGCACCCGCGGGGGAAGAGCTGGCCGCCGTCGACGGCGGGCCGCTCGCCGGCGTCGACGGCCGTCTCGGTGGTGAGCGCTGTGCGGCACCAGGCGCAGTCAGCGCCGCGGCGCTGCCGGTCGGACAGCTGGGAGAGCGCGGGCAGCGGGAGCTGGAGGACACCGTCTGTCCGTACGGCGGGCGGGTGGATAGTCTCTGGCACGTCGACGCTCCTTTGTCAGCGTGGGCCACGCCCCCGGACCGGTCGCACGGTCGCGGGGGTAGTTCCTTCACTGCGGAGCGTAGCCCTAGTGAGCCTAGCTAGCTAGGCGAAACAGGCGAACTCGTCTCGCTCGGTATGATCCGCCCGCCTAGCGTCCCGATCATGGAATGGCAGCCAGACGTACCGCGATGGCGACAGGTGTACGCCATCTACGAGGAGCGCATCACCGACGGCACGTACCCGCCCGGCACCCAGCTCCCCGGCGTCCTCGCCATCCAGGCCGAGTTCGGCATCGCGCAGATGACCGCCCGCCGCGTCCTCACCGAGCTGCGCGCCGCCGGCCTCGCGCAGATGCAGCCGGGCGTGGGCACCTTCGTCACCACCCTGCCGCAGAAGTAGCACCGGCTCACACTCCAGTTCGATCGCGGTGCTCGCGCTGAGCCTTCAACAGCAGGCGGACGCGCTGCGCCATCACCCCCGCGATCACCACCGCGATCGCCGTGCGCGCCCACCGCAGCGCCTGCGCGAAACTGCCGTCCGGCCACAAGGTCATCAGCACGGTGTAGACGAACAGCGCGCCGAGCGCGGCGGCGAGCGCCATCAAATTGCGGCCCACCTCCGACCGCCGCCACGTCGTACGCAGGTGATAGACGACAACGAACACCACGCACACCACCGCCACCAGCAGCGACGCCGCAACGTTCGCCCACTGGTCGGCACTCAGATCTCTCACCTTGCTGCCCCTCTGAACAACGCCTCGATGCGCTCGGCGAGGTGGTTCTCCTCCCGGGCCCGGCGGATGCTCGCCACCACCGCAGTCACCATGGGCTGACGGGCTTCGGCTTCCTGCCGTGCCTCCCGTGCCCGCTCCAGTGCCGCCTCGGAAGGGCGCTGCTCGGTGTCGTCACATCCGAGTACGCGTCGCCTGATCCACGCTCGCACCGCCGTTCACCTCCTCTACAGCCTGCCCTGGCTGGGGCAAGGCGGTGAGGATGTGCCCGCCGATCTTCGCCATCTCGAGCAGCTCCCCCGTCTGTTCGTGCTCTACCCGGCGGGCCGCCTCGGACTCGAGGTATGCCTGCCGCCAGTTGTCCCGGTCGGCGATCGTGTCCTCGAGGATGCGGCGGGGAACGAGGCGGCCCGTCAGGATCATGAGGACGACGAGGACAAGGAGCGCGGTGGCGCCGCCCTCCACCGGGTTGATGCCGAAGATCTCGTTCACCGCCGCGCCCTCTCCTGTGGTGCTCTTCGCAATGGTCAGACGCCCGGCGCCGTGCTGGCGCTGTTGCGCTGACCGATCACCTTCGCGACGAGGCCCTTCAGCAGCGAGCCGACCGCCGCTATCCCGGCCACGCCCACCGTCTCCCAGAACGACGCGGAGAACATGTCACCGGGCCCGGCCGCCAGCGCCACACCGCCGGCGGCGACGAGGAACGTCCACACGATCCGCTCGACGAGGTCTCTCGCGTAGGTGCCGCCGGTCTTCACGACGGTCTCGACGTCCGCGCGGCTGGGGAAGTTGGGGGTGGGGTTCGTCATGGCTGTCTTCTCTCCTGAGGGGTTGGGCAGCGGGCCGGGTGGCTCAGCTGCTGGGGGTGCCGGTGACGTCGACCGTGACCTTCACGACCGCGTCCCGGATCTCCTCGCGGACCGCGGCGACCACCGCGTCCGTGTCCACGTTGGAGCCGACGAGGGCGGCCAGCCGGGAGATGGCCGCGGTCTGCGCGACCTCGGTCGCCTGCATCGCGCGGACGCGGGTCTGCACGTCGCGGAGGATGGACTGGGGCTGCCACGTCGGGTTGGTCTTGCGGTCGGCCGCGTCCGTCGGTGCGGCGAGCGCGTCCGTCTTCCACACCGCGTCGAAGATGTCGCGCTTCGTCATGCCTGCCATGGGGTCTTCCTCCTGCTCAGGGTTCCAATCGGGGCCGTGCTCCAGCCGCTCAGCGACGTCGGCACGGAACTGCGTCGGCGTGAAGTCGAACCGGCCGCGCGGGCCGTAGCCCTCCACTGGACCGCGCGGGTCGACCTTCCCCTCCACGCTCGTCTCCTTGTGGCAGCCAGCCGACTCGGCCGTCCAGCCGTGGTGCCGGCACACGGCCGCGTTGATCCGCACCCACGCGTCGTACTGGGCGCGCGGGTACACGTCCTTGCCGTCGCCGAGGTTCTCCGCCTCCAGGCCGTACGCGACGTCGTTCCCGTCGACCGTGCCCGACGCGCGGGACGGCGCCGGGTGCGTGGTCTTCTCGTCGCGGAACGAGGCGTACGCGTTGGTCGCCATCGGCCCGGCGTGGTTCGCGCGGCCCGCGCTGCACATCGTGGCCACACCCGACCGGGCGAGGTAGACGTGAGCGAGCGGCGCCGGCAGACCCGGGACACCGTTCTTCGCGACGACGTCCTTAGCGTTCCGCCCCGCGGTGTGGTGGTTGAGGAACATCCGCACCGGGCCGAAGACTTTGCCGGTGGCGGCGTCGCGCTCGCGGGTGCGCCAGCCCGGGTACTCCTCGACGCGGACGCCTTCGGCGCGGAGGATCTTCAGCCACAGGTCGGGGGTGAGTGGTGTGGTGGACATGAGGTGTGCCTTTCAGAGGAGTCGGGCGTAGCGGGGTGCTCCGCCGATGGCGCCGCCGGAGCCGAACTTGCCGCCCGTCGTGGCGCCCGTCGTGCGCCGGACCTGGATCTGCACCTTCAGGTCCGGCAGTTGCCGGTACGGGGTGAGGTCGATCGTCAGCGTCGGCAGGACGTAGCCGAACGTTGCGGGCACGGTGCCGCTCCCGGCCGTCGTGGTGTCCGCCAGCTGCACCCGCCACTCGCCGCCGGTGTTCGTGGTGCCGACGACGTCCCCGATGAACACCAGGCCCATCGCCAGCGTCGCCGTGCGCGGGCTGAGGACGGTCTCCCACAGGGTGGTGAAGCTCGTGTTGTCCTCGTAGACGAACGTGCGCAGCGACGTCGGGTAGAACGGGGCCTCGTCCCGCTCCCGGCCCGACCGCTGCAACGCGGCGACGGTCTCCTCCAGCTCGGCGAGCCGCTGCAACACGTCCGGCGTCCTGTACACCCTGGGCACGTCACACCCCCACGCACGTGAGGCGGACCCGCTCGGGCCCGTTCGTCGAGGTGTTCTCGATGCTGACGATGCGGAGGACGCCCTCGCGGCCGCGCGGCGAGTCCGGCTCGGGGTCGATGACGAACAGCGCCTCGTCCCCCACCTGATAGCTACCGAAGGCGGGGTCGACGTCGGCGGCCACCTCGAAAGTCGGCTGCACGTCGCTCTTGGATCGGGCCTCCAGATCGGCGTTCGCCAGCGCCTGCACCTGCGCCTCGTCCACCACCCCGTCGTAGGTGGCCACCCCCTCGAGGAGCGGCCACCCCGACGCGATCAGATCGTCCGCGCTGGCCGTCTTCACGATGCGGGCCTCCCCACGGCCGGCCCCGAGCCCGGACATCTCCGTCACCAGCGATGTGCCGTCCTCCGGCCAGTCGTAGTCAATGATCGACCCGAACCCGCCGCCCTTCGAGAAGACGAGACCGGACTCGGCGGCGGTCCGGCCGCGGCGTGGGTACCAGGTGCGGGCCCGCCGGTACCGGCGCGGCGGCTCGTTGTTCGCGGCGCTCGTCCAGCCCAGCTCCACCCCGAAGTCGAACCCGTCGTCCGCCGAGGCGAGGTCGGTGATCGCCTTGTAGATCTCGGGCCGCTCGTAGCCGAAGAACGTGGTGGTGCGGCTGATGCCGTGCGCGGCCCCGGCGAGCGGGTTCAGGTCCAGGCCGATGTTCCCGCCGGGCTGGTCCCGCGCGTACCGCATCAGGCTCCACACGACGTGCATCTGATCCGAGTACAGGCGCTGCCCGCCGACGTCCACGTACGACGGGTCGATCAGCAGCGACGTGTCCGTGGACAGCGTCTTCTTCACGTACCGGCGCTGGAAGTACGACAGGAACTCGGCGGCCTGTATGGCCTTGCCGCCCTTGGCGCGGTCCCGTGTCCAGATGATGCCGCCCCACACCAGCACCCCGTCCCGGTCCACGTACACCGCAGTGCGGCCGGGCTGGGATGCGGTCTCCGGGTCGAGCGGCAGCGTCTCATCGTTGTACGGGATGGTGCCGGTGAGCTTGCCGATCCCGTTCAGCTCGAACGAGTACTTCACCCCAGACAGTGGCAGCTCGGCGAGGAGCGTGTCCGTACGCAGGTCGCAGAACAGGTACGTGTACGTGTGCTCCGGCTGGTCGGAGGTGGCGGCGAACAGCTGCGCCGACAGCATCGTCAGGTCGGCCGTCATCACGCCACCCGCTCCACCGTCAGCCATGAGTCACGGACCATGGTGACGACGCCGGCGGTACCGGTGCGGCCGATCTGCGGGCCGTAGGTGCCCGCCGTCGACCCGGTCCGCAGGAGGGCCCGCACCAGCATGCCGGACGGATTGTCGACGTCCGTGCGGGCGCCGAAGCTGCGGGCGGAGGTGAGCGCGGTGGACAGGGTCCGCACCGGGCCCTCACCGCTGCTGGCACTGATCGGCTGAGCGAACCCCAGCCACGTCCCCGTCGCGCCCGTGGGCCCGACCCAGTCCAAGTTGAGGTCGCCCTGAGACTCGTCGCTGGTGTACCAGTGCAGCATGCCCTCCACCGTGTAGACCGCGTTCGCGGCGACCGGGATCATCAGGCCGGTCACGTCCACGGGGGTACTGAACGAGCTGGTGAAGTTGGAGTCCAGCCGGACGAAAGTCTTCTTCCCGATCGCGGAGGCGCCCGCAGACTGGAGCACGTTGGCGGTGCTGCCGTCGGGCTTGCCGTACACGAACGTGTCGGTGTCCGTCAGGTACAGCACCTGCCCCGGGTGCATCCGGTTCGGGGCCACGCTCGACGCCACCGGCACAATCCCGCCCGCGGCCACGGTGTAGTTCCGGACATCGGCGATGTTGCCCGCGGCCACTGCCGTCTGGCTCGGGCCGATCGACAGGTCCGCGAGGATCTGCGCGTTGTTCGGCAGGCTGCCCCGCTGCGTGGTGCCCGCCGAGCTGGCGTACGGGCCCTGGATGACCTCCAGCCGCCACTCGTTCGCCGACCCGGCGTACTCGCCGTCGTACACCGAGGCGACCACGGTGTCCTTCCGGTACTGGCCGGCCCCACCCGCGGGCTGCACCGTCAGGGCCACGTCCCCGTCGTTGGCGCAGATGTACGTGCCCTGCCCGCCGGCGTCGTGCTGGTCGACGAACGCGAACCCGGCGCTGACGATGACGCTCATGTTCGGGGTCGGGGCGGCGCGGACCTTCAGCTGCTGTTGCTGGTAGCTGGGCTTGACGCCCTGCCGGATCCGCATCGGCGTCGCCTCGTCCGCAGCGAACCCGGGGTAGGACAGGAGCGCGGTCAGGGCCAGCCGGTCGTTACGGGCCGGGTAGCTTCCGGCCTGCATCCACATGGGCGGGTTGATCAGGGCCACCTCGGGCCCTCCTTTCTACAGGCTGGTGTCTCGCCAGGTGACGGTGAGAAGGGACGGCTGGCCGGCGTCACCCGGCAGGGCGGACCCCCGGAACGCGAGTTCGTTGGGGCCCGGCTCGAGGAGTGGCCACGTCGACCCGGCGCGGACCCAGGCGCGGCGAGGGCTGGACCCCATCAGCAGGACGGCCCGAGTGCGGGTGTCGATGATCAGGTATTCGCCGGCCTGGAGGGAGGCGTCGAGGACGAGGATGCCGCCGGTCGTCACCTGCTCGATCGCGGGGTTGGCCACGGGCCCGTCGAGGCGCAGCACCGGGTACGCCGGTGAAGCGCCGTCGTTGACGGCAGTCAGCCGGCCGGACGTGCCCGCACTGCCGTAGGAGCGGACCCCCGTGGCAGCGCCCAGGCGCCGGGACGGGGAGTCGTGCGGCGTGCCCTCCCACGTGCAGCCGGGCAGCGAGCCGTCCACGTAGTCCGACGGGCTGGAGACTCCGGTCTCGGCCATCATCGCGTCCGCCTGCCACACCACCCCAGGGGCCGAGTTGTAGGCGACCGCGACCTGTGTGCAGGTCTGCCCGGCCGGGACGGTGTACTGGACGCTGACCCGCGTCCACTGTCCGGCCGCCGGTGTGCCGGCGCTGGCGGTGCCGAGTGTCGAGGATGCCGAGCGGAACGCGAAGAACACGGTGGTGCCGGTGCCGGGCACCTTCACCCACGCGGACGCCGTGATCGTGGTCCCGGCCGGCTGAGGAGTGATCGCGTACTGCGCGCCGCCGAACGTGGTCCCCGACCCGTTGGTGATCTGAACGGATGCCGTGCCGGACTGGCCGTCCGAGGTGACGCGGGCCAGCGCGGACGAGTTGTAGGCGGAGATGTCCGTCAAGCCGAGTTCGGCGGACGGGTTGAAGGCGTAGTTCCGGGCGAGGATCGGGGCTGCCCCGTACGCCAGCGGGTACGTGCGTCCCGCCGACGGGGAGTACGTCGACGTGAACGCCGTCTTCTCCTCGAGCCCGTACAGGTACGGGTCCGCGCAGTACACCTCGAGGGCCGCGTCACCGAGCCGCCACAGCTGCTCAGCGTCGTACGGCAGCGACCGCTTCCGCACCTTGCCCCACACCATGACGTCCTGGTCCAGGAACTGGAGCGGGGCAGGCTGGCGCTGCGGCTGGGTGGCGTTGCGCAGGGCCAGCGTCAGCTTCCGCAGGTCGTCCGGCGACTCGCCGCGGATGCCGAGCTTGAGCTGCACTACCCGCGCCCCGGTCCAGTCGGGGCCGGTGTAGTCGCCGTGCTGGCCCGGCCGTTCGACGTCCTCGCCGCGGATGTCCGGCAGATCGTCCAGCCCTTCCACGGCGGCCACGGTGTACGGGGTGCCGGGCCCGAACTCCAGCCCGCCCCACCGCACGCGGCCGAGTGCCTGCTGTGCCACGCTCACCGCCTCCCCACGAGGCCACGCCACGACAGGGCCCGCAGGACCCCGTCCGGGCTGGCCTCGGTCTCGTACAGGTGGAAGGTGTTGTACTGGTCGCCGCCCCCGACGGTGCCCGCGGTGACGGCCGCGAGCTGCCCGGCCGTCGGGGTGACCGCGAGCGCCGCACCGGCCCCCGACGCGACGTCGAGCGCGGCACCCGCCACCGTCCGCGCCGCCGCCCGGACCCGGCCCACCGTGGCGAGGAGACCAGCCTCCAGGCCCCGCCCGTCCATCTCACCGATCCACGCAAACTCCCGGGACGGGGAACGTGTCTTGTGGGCCTTCTTCGTGGTGGTGATCATGCCCTTCGCAATCTTCACCATCTGCTTCTCGATGGTCTTCTCCTGCGACTTCAGCCCCTCCACCAGACCCTGAGCCGCGCGGATCCCCGCCGAGTACAGGGCGTCGCCGACCGTGTCCCCGGTGCTCTTCGCGCTCTTCGCGAGCTGCGCCTGAAGGCCGTTGATCTTCTTCAGCTCAGCCGGCGTCGCCCGGGCCAGCGCGGCAGCGGTCGCCCCGCCGGCGTCCACCCCCGCGTCCGCGATCTGCTGCAAAAGGTCCGAGCGGAGGCCCGCCTTGCGCAGGGCGACGATGTTCTTCTGGAACTCCTGCGTGCGCTTGAGAGCCTGCTGCAACTCGACCGTGATGGCGCTGACGGAGTTGACGTCGGCGTGCCCGGAGGTGATGTCGGCCTCGCCGAGGATCCCCTTGGTGATGTCCCCGGCCGCCTTGGACCGCGCCTTCAGCAGGTCGTCCAACTTCTTCTGACCGGCCGCCAGTTTCTTGATGACCGCGTCACGCCGGGTGGTCAGCTTCTCCAGCTCGGTGATGGCCTTCTTCAGCGTCTTGCCATAGCCGGAGCGGACATTCGACGGGAGCGCCTTCGTGATAGACGCCAGCTTGGAACGCAGCTTCGCCGTGGTGCCGTCGATGCCCTTAATGAACCCCTCGATCAACAGGCGGCCGGCCGGGGTGAGAATCCGCGCGTCCTTCGCGGGCGGGCCCTTCCAGTCGGTCAGGCTGCCCGTGAGTCCGGTGAGGACGTCCCGCACCCCGGGAATCGCAGACTTGATACCGATGATGAAACCCTGAATGAGGTCCCGTCCGGCCTGCGGCAAGATGTCGATGAAGCCGAAAACGATGCCGCGGACGATGCCGGGGAGGCCCGCAATCATGCCGCGCACTCGGTCGATCATGTCGAAGACCTGCGTGGTCACGCTGACCTTGGCGTTCTCGCCCATGCTGCGCAGGACGCTGACGAAGGACAGCGTGTGCGCGGTGATCTTCGATGGCAGACTGCTGACATTCCGCGCCACGTCGATTGACATGTTCGCAATTGATGCATTCGCCGAATCCGACGCCGATTCGAAATCGCCGCGCAAAACCTGCGAGAAACCCTTTACGCCTTCGGTGGCCTGACCGGCCAGCCAGCCGACGAGAATACCCAGCCATTCGACGATCTTCTGTAGCCCGACCGCGAACATTTCCAGCGCGGGCGCTATCACCTCGCGGATAATGACCGATACTCCGCGCAGAAAGTATTGCAGGAGCGGCAGCAAATCGACGATCAGTTCAGAGATCGGCGGGAGCAGCGGCGTTATCGCGGCCACGATCTCCCGGAACACGCCGGCCACTTCCACCAGCACCGGTTCGAGGGCCTCGAGGATCGGCTGGAGCGCCTCGCCCAGGGCGACGATCAGCTCCTCCATGGGCGGGCCGATCTCGGCGAGGATCGGCGCGATCATGCCGAGCGCCTGCGCCAGCAGCGGCGCCACCGTCTCGCCGAGGGTGCCCATCACCTCGAAGAGGGCCGTCAGTCCTTCCTGCACCTCGGGGCTGTTGACGGCGTCGGCGATCGCCTGCGTGACGTCTTGCAGCATGCCGATGATGCCGCCGCCCTCGGGCACCGCGGAGAAGATGCCGCGGAAGATCTCGCCGACGTTCCCGCCGACCTCCATCAGATCCTTCAGCAGATCGATGGCGCCCTCGATGGACTCCTGCATCTGCCCGGACTCGAACGAGGCGTTGAGCCGCTTCCCGATGTCCTCGGCGGCCTCGGCCGCGCCCTCCGTCAGCCGCTCGAACGACGGGCCGGCGGCGGCAGCGATCTGCCCCAGCGCCTTCACCACGGTCCGCGGCACCTTGGACAGGTTCCGCAGGCCCTTGGACGCGGAGCCGAGGCCCTTGCCCAGGGTGCCGCTGGTGGCCAGCTCCCGGCCCGCGTCGAGCGCACCCGACGCCATCTCGTTCAGGGCCGTCCCCGTGTTGAGGAGGTTCTTCCGCAGGACGGGGAGGACGACGCGGCCGGTCCGCTGCAAGTTGTCGGCGAGGCCGCGGAACACGCGGTCCTGGACGTCCTGCTGCATGCTGCGCAGGGCCGGCGCCGCATCCCGTACGGCGGTCGCGAACTTCCGCGCCTCCGGCGACAGTTTCTCGAGGGCCTCCCCGAACTCGGCCGCCTTGCTGGGGTCGAGCGCTGCGGTGAGCGCGTCGTCCATCCCGATCGCGGCGAGCTTCACCGCGCCCTGCGCCAGCTGCAGCGCGGCCATCCCCGTGACCGCCACCCCCGCCGCCGGCGCGACGTTCTGCAGAGTGGAGACGACACCGGCCAGGATCGGCACCGCCGCGCCGACACCGGCCGTCGCCGCGCCCACCCCGGCCAGCGAGCCCGCCGCCCGCCCCGCGACAGCGGGAATCCGGCGCAGGATGCGGGTGAGCCGGTCCGGGCCGTCAGTGTCCACGTCCACGTCGATATCGACGTCCGTGTCATCGACCTGCCGGGCGGCCCGCCGCAACTCCTCCAGCTGCCGTGCAGCCGCCGCCGTCGCGGCCCGGACGTTGACGTCGTGGTGCTCGTCACCGATCCGCTGGAGGTTCGCCTCCAGGTCCTCCAGCTGCCGAAGGGCGTCCGTGATGGACACGTCCACGCCGATGCGCTGCGAGTCCAGCATGGCGAGCTGACGGTGCACGCGGGCGAGGTCCCGATCGAGCGGCTCGGAGTCGCCGTCGATGGTGACCTGCGGCAGGTGCCGCAGGAGGTTGTCCAGCTGCCGGTTGATGCCGCTGCCGAGCGCGGACCCCATGGCGGAGCCCTGCCGTCTGGCGTCGTCGATCTCTCCGGAGGTGCCGCCGAGGTTGACCTGGAGGTGGGAGACGAGGTTCGGCAGGTTGATGTCGTCGGCCATCGGGTCACCTCCGGTTCATCGTGGCGAACCCCAGCAGGGATGCGCCGTCGGCGGGTTCGGGTTCACGTCGGCCGCCGGACTGGTGGGCGGCCTGGTGCTGCTCGGCGAGCGTGAGGAGCTGCGCCGGCGTCATGCCCCAGAAGGTGTCTGGCTGAATGTGGAGGGCACCGACGGCGAGGTAGTAGAACTCAGCCCAGGGGAAACCGTCTCGATCGCCCTGTTGAGGTCCGGGGTCGCGTCGTCGTTTCCCAGGCTCTCGAGGGCCTTGGAGAACGCCGCGTTGAAGGCGTCCACGTACTGGCTCAGCCGGCCGGGGTGGAGCAGGTCAGCGAGGTCCGCGCCGTCCGTGCGGCGCCGGAACACGATGTCCCCGCTGATCTTCCGTTCGCCCTTCGCGTCCTGGTGCTCGCGGAAGTGCGGCTCGAACCCGCCCGGCCCGACCGCGCCGGCGCCGACGAGCTGGATGATCGGGCCGAACGCAGCCCCGTTGCCGGTGGAATCGATCGCGCCCTGGACGGCGGCGACGGAGCCGTAGCGGGCCTCGAGGAGAGCGAGGGCGCGCATGCTGTAGCGGAGCTGCACGCTGGTGCCGTCGACGAGGTCAACGGTTCCGCCGTCGGCGAGGAGGTCAAGGCCGTGCGTCATGGTGGTGTCCCTACGTGAGTGCCGGGTTTCGGCCTGCGGATGAAGGGGGTGGCCGGGCGGGGCCGCGTGCTGAGCGAGAGACACGGGCCCCGGCCCGGGGTCACGGGGTGGCAGCGGTCGGGATCGCTACGGCCGTCTCGTTGATCTCGACGTCGATCCACTCGCCGTTGGAGATGAGCGGCACGCAGCGCGCCTCGTTCTCCGGCGTCTTGTAGTCCTCCTCGGCGAGGCCGAGGCCGGGGAAGCTGGACATGACGCACTTCAGGAGGCGGAAGTGGACGTCGCCGCCGACGATGTCACCGCCGCTCGTCGGGGTCTTGGCCTCGATCTTGAAGGGCAGCGGCTTGGCGCCCTTCTTCATCTGCCACTTCGTCTTCTGGCTCGGCGTGGTGCCGGAGTCGGTGACCTCGCTGCTCATCAGCGCGACGAGGACGTCCAGCGACAGCTTGGCGTGCGGCCACGACACGGTCACGTTGGAGATGGCCGAGTCCGAGTCGAGGAGCCCGTTGTCGCCGCGCAGCTCCTTCACCTCGATGTCGCCGGAGATCTCCAGCGCCTTGATGCCGGGCACGTCGATGCCCGCGCCGTACGACGGGGTGCCGCCGTCCGGGTCGGAGAGGAGCGGGAAGATCTTCGCGTCCTCGACTGCGTACAGCTTCGTCACTCGGGAGATGGGCATCTCGGGTTCCTTCCTGGTGCCGGGGTCCGGCCCTACTGGATGTCAGCGGTGTAGGTGCTGGGGTCGGTGATCGGGGGTGCCTCGGGCTCCACAGTCGGCGGCAGCTCGTACACCTCGTCGCCCTCCAGCTGGGGCAGCGGGCCGGCGTCCTGCGGGACGATCACGCCGTCGACCACCCACCACGTGGTGCCGGGCCGGGACCCGGACTGCACCGACACCCCGCCGGACGCCACGTCGGACAGGAACCGCACCCGCTCGACCGTGGACGCGGGGGCGGGCGGGTACGCCGGGCCCAGGTAGGTGATGACGTCCGCCCGGGGCATCTCGGTGAACATGACGGTCATGCGGGCACTACCTCCGAACGCAGGAGGGTCCGGTGCACCTCGACGGTGATCGAGTGCCGGACCTTGTTGTCCTCGATGGGGATGCGGTCAATGTCGACAAGACGGACCGCGGTGACCGGGGCCGGGGACGCGGGGAGCCGGCAGCCGTGCAGGGCGGCGCCGATGGCCTCGGCGAGCCCGTACCGCTCGGTGACGCGCGTCGTCTTTGGGCCGGTCTTCACGCGGGCCTGCTGCACCAGGTCGACGACGACGGTCTCCACGATGGGGATCTCGGCGTTCGGGTCGCCGAAGTCGCCGGCCGCGCGCAGGTTGCGGGTGGCGGGCAGTCCCTCTTGGACGACGATGTAGGGCTCGGCCTGCCCGGTGCGGGGGCCGTCGCGGAAGACGGGCACGCCGAAGGCGAGCGCCTCGAGGTGGGCCTT